AACACTTAAGGAAGATTTACGTGATGAATTAAAACCTACAATTGTAGAACAACAAATACAACGTACACCAGTACCCCAAAATGTACAAACTTCTTTAAAAGAAAAAATTATGGGTAAACCTATTTCCCAACAATTTACTTCTAATGGGGCATTAAATGATTTACTAAATGAAACAGCTCAAGGTAATACAAATCTTGAATCAACATTAACACCAGAAGTACCAATGCCTAATGCAGTAGCTAATGTAGTAAATAGAGATTATCGTGAATTAATGAGAGCTATAGATAAAAAGAAAAATAGTAGACCCTAATGGCATATATTAACGGAAATAGAAGAATTAGTCCCCTAGATATTAACAAAAATGTTACTATAGGGGTTGCTTTTCCTCTTAATGATGTTAATATGTTTAAGGGTACCCAAACTGTTAAAGAACAAGTTAAAAGTAATTTAATTAATTTATTATTAACTGAACAAGGTGAACGTATAAATGAACCTAATTTTGGTGTGGGGTTAAAAAAATTATTATTTGAACAAAATATTAATAAAGAAGAATTAGAAGAAAAAATAAACTTTCAAATCAATTTTTATATTCCTGAAATTACCTTAATATCAGTTTCAGTAGGTTCTATAGATAATGAACATAGAATATACCTAACAATATCATATAGGTTTAATTTGGATGGAACAACAGATGCATTAACTACAACATTTCAATAATGGCATATAATAAAGTATCAAATAAGACACAAGATAAAGATGTAAAATATCTCAATAAGGATTTTAATTCTTATAAAAATCAATTAATGGAATTTGCAGAAGTATATTTTCCTAATAATTTTAATGATTTTAGTGAGGGTAATCCTGGAATGATGTTTCTTGAAATGGCAGCATATGTTGGTGATGTTTTATCATTTTATACTGATACTCAATTACGTGAATCATTTTTAACTTTAGCCCAAGAAAAAGAAAACTTATATAATTTAGCATATGCTATGGGTTACAAACCTAAAGCAACATCAGCAGCTTCTGTAGATTTAGAAATATTTCAATTAGTCCCTGCTTTAGGATCTGATAATAATTTTAATCCTGATTTTAATTATGCTTTGAAAATAGATGAGAATTCATCATTTAAATCTACCGAAGGTCCTGTATTTTATATAAATAATCAAGTTGATTTTAGTTTTTCAAGTTCATTTTCACCTACTAATTTAAGTATATATTCATATAATGGAACAAACCCTGAATATTATTTATTAAAAAAATCTACTAAAGCAATTTCGGGCGAAAGAAAAACCCAAACATTTACTATTGGTGCCCCTGAACAATTTAAAACTTTAACATTATTTGATAGTAATATTATATCAATCGAATCAGTAATTGATAGTGATGGAAATGAATATTATGAAGTACCTTATTTAGCTCAAGATACTATTTTTGAAGAAATTGAAAACACAGGTGCTAATGATTCTGAATTACAACAGTATAACCAACAAACCCCATATCTTTTAAAATTAAAAAGATCATCGAGACGTTTTATATCTAGATTTAAAGCTAATAATGAATTAGAAATACAGTTTGGCGCAGGTACAAGTGATAAAGCAGATGAAGAAATTATTCCTAATCCTGATAATATTGGTTTGGGGATTAAAGATGGAAGATCATCATTAAATCAAGCTTATGATCCTTCTAATTTTTTATATACTAAAGCATATGGTCAAGTACCTACTAATACTACCTTAACAGTAACATATTTAGTAGGAGGTGGATTAAGTGCAAATGTTTCATCAAACACAATTACTGAAGTTAAAACTTTATTTTCATCTAATAAACCTAATTTAGAGATTCCTCTGTTAAAATTTATAAAATCATCTGTAGCTTCTACTAATAAAGAAGCAGCAAAAGGAGGAGGGGCAGGAGATTCAATTGAAGATATTCGACTAAATACAATGGCTAATTTTTCTGCCCAACAAAGAGCAGTAACAAAAGAAGATTATCTTATTAGAACATTATCTTTACCACCTAAATTAGGTAGAATAGCTAAAGCATATATTATACAAGATGATCAAACTTCACCATTACTAACAGAACCTGAACGTATTCCTAACCCATTAGCATTAAATTTATATACTTTAGGATATGATGCAAATAAACATCTTTCTATTTTAAATACAGCTACTAAAACTAATTTAGCAACTTATTTAGAACAATATAGAATGTTAACAGACGCTATTAATATTAAAGATGCATTTGTAATTAATTTCGGATTAGATTTTGAAATTACTGCATTTAAAAGTTATAATAATGAAGAAGTTATATTAAAATGTATATCTGAATTAAAAAATTATTTTAATATAGATAAATGGCAAGTCAATCAACCTATTATTATATCTGAAATTACTAATTTAATAGCAGGTGTTACAGGCGTACAAACAGTAGAAAAAGTTGAATTAAAAAATAAAAACGGATTATCTTTAGGATATTCACAATATAAATATGATTTTATGGGAGCTACAAGAAAAGGTGTAATATATCCTTCATTAGATCCAAGTATTTTTGAATTAAAATACCCAAACACAGATATTAAAGGACGCGTAACAACATATTAAAATGGCATATTACTCAATATTTCCCGAAAAAGATACAACCATATATAGTAATCCTGATAGACTTACTATGAATACAGGTCATGATGAAATTCTTGAACTTGTAAAAGAAAAAGGAACTAATAATTCTTTATATTATCCCTCACGAATTTTAATCCAATTCAAAGACTCAGATATAAAAAATGCATTTCAAACATTAATTTTAGATAATACAAGTAGTTATTCTGCAAGCTTAGAATTATTTGCAGCCAAAACAGTTGATTTAGCTTCAGATACAATAATAGAAGTTTTCCCCTTATCTCAATCATGGCATGAGGGTACAGGTAGATATTCAAATTTACCTACTTCATCAAATGGGTGTACTTGGTTATATAAAGATAATTCAACTAATAAAACATTATGGAATACATCTAATTTCCCTGAAAACACCACAGGATCCATAGAAAGCGATCTTATTACTAAAGGTGGGGGTACATGGTATAATGATAATTTATTAAAATCAGAACAAATTTTTAATCAAGTTTTATCACTAGATATAAATTTAGATGTAACTAATATTACTACTAAATTTAGTTCAAGTTTACTATCTAATATTACACCTCCTAATGGTATTCCTAATAATGGTTTTATAATAAAAAACTCAGATATTATTGAAAATAATGTTTCAAGTAGTAAAGGAGCCTTAAATTATTTTTCAACAGACACTCATACAATTTATCCTCCTAAATTAACTTTTAAATGGGATGATAGTGAACATGGATTTAATGCTAATGCAAAAACTAAAGGAGAATTAAATGTTTCTTTGTATAGAAATAAAAAAGAATATAATCAAAATGATGAAGCTTTAATTAGATTACATGTAAGAGATAAATACCCTACACGACAATTTACGTCTTCATCAAATTATTTACAACCAGGGTATTTTACTACATCTTCTTATTATAGTGTAAGAGATGCCCACACAGAAGAAGAAATCATCCCATTTGATAATAATTTTACTAAATTAAGTGCTGATAATGAAGGGATGTATTTTAAATTGTATATGAAAGGTTTACAACCTGAAAGATATTATCGTATATTATTTAAACATATAAATAATGATGGTACTGAAATTTTTGATAATAATTATCATTTTAAAGTAGTTAGATAATGGCACAAGAAAGGATAAAATTAACAAAAAAAGTTTATGATAAACAATCAGCAAATAATTTATTAAATAAATCATTTTCTGAAATAATAAACCCTAGTAATATTAATAATACTAATTTAGATAATAATATTAAACAACTTTTTAATTTATATAATGATTTATTTTATGATATCCCTAAAGTAGGTAAACAATCACATACTACATTATTTAAACAAAGTAGAGATTATATAGGTAATTATATTGATAGTAAAGACGCAGAGATAGAAGCTTTAATTGATCAAGTAGTAGATTTAGAACAAAAATTATCTAATCAAGATCAACCAAATGAAGAACATCCATTTTATAGAAATGGAACTTTAATTGTAAATAGAGATGATCATAGTAAAATATATTATATGGATAAAGCTACTAGACGTCAACTTGGAGCAGGCTCAAATTCAGAATTATTTAAAGACTTATTAGCTGCTACTGGTTATAAAGGAGATAATTGGAAAGATGGAGTTACATTTGTATCTCCTCAAGTTATTTCAAAAATAGCGGGTGGTCCTGATTTTGGACCTGAAGATATGAGTGGAGCAGAAACTAATGTTGAAGAAGAAATAGCAACATTTGCAAATTCATTTAACTACAATGCTTTACAAGATGGTGAACTTAATCCTAATAATTACCCAATCACAGAATATACTATCCCAAGCGATTATGATTCTTCTGGATTTTATAATTCGTTTCAATTAGCTAATTATAATAATAATATAACAAGACAAATAGAACAAGCTAATATTGCTAATGTAAGTAGTTATGATAAGTATCGTGAATATTTAGTAAATAGAATTAAAATAGTTTGGCAATCAGAAAAACGTTTTGAAATT